TCCGATCTGTTGATTTTTTGTAAGATTAAACGATATTTGTTTAATAGTAATTTTAAATCAGCAAATTGTTTGTCTGTGAAGTCTTCTTTATCGATGCATTTTTGTAATAGTTTTTGCTGATTTTTTGTTAGGTCTTCTTCAGGAACGTATTCCTGTATTAATTCTGCTTCTTTTACCCATGCTGTTTTGAGTAATTGTTTTTCCAATTCCATTGTTGCTGGTGTTGGAATTACTTTGTCCTTTTTGTTAATGTTAATCAATCCTCCAATTATTTAAAAAAAGATAAAATTTTTAGGGAAAAAAATTTTAAAAAAAAATAAAGGTGTGAGTTATAATTTTCTTATAGCTCCACCTTTAACATCGAATGGTTGGTTTGCATTTTCTTTACTGATTTCAGTAATGTATGCTCCATCGTAAATATCATCTTCTACAAGATCACCAGTTTCTGGGTTGTAGTCATATGTTGCTACCATTGCTAAATTTGATGGATCTGCTTTTTGTCTGTCCATCATATCTTCAAAGAATGACCTATATGTTGGGTCAATTTCACTCATTTCCCATTCATATGTTTCATTGCTGAAGTTCACAGCGTATGGTGAATATGAATTAGTACTGTTATACTCTTCTGCATCGATTTTACGAGTTGTTTTAAAAGAGTCTGTGGTGATTTGTGTGTCTTCGTAAACTATTTGTGCTAGATTATATCTTTGTACAGTTGCCATTATCTCAATCTTCCTTGGGAATGTTTAAAATTTTAAATTTTAACTGTTGCTTGAACTTGAATTGCATTTGTATGTTTTACTGGTTGCATTTGACCAGTAATGATGAGACTGTATGGGTCTGCATCTGATTCATTTACAATTAATTTTGTTCCAACTTCAGTTTTTTCATCGTATTTGACCATTTCTTCAGCACTTACTTTATCATTGACAATCTTGTTAATCCTGGTTTGGAGGTATGCTATGTTGGTTGCTGATTCGTTGGCTTTGATTTGTTTGTAGCAAGCTTCAAAGACTTCTCTTAACAGTGAGTCTGCATTGAATCTTGCATGGAATAATGCATCTGCTGGTCTTGTGGTTTTTGCGAAACTTGTTGCAACACATAAGTTCATTTTAGGGTATACTTCTCCGTTGATGTGTTCGTCACGGTTGAAGATGATTCCGTTGTCTTGTAATCTTAGCATTTGTGCTTTGGTTCTGTCTTTGAATACTCCTGGTTCAACACTTCTGTATTCGTAGAATCCTGGTTCTATGTTTGCAGGTGTGCAGCAGATTCTTGCAATGGTTTTTCCGAATAATAATGGTTCGCAGATACCAATCCTTGAGTATCTTACACCAGTAGTTTCGTTGGTTAATGCAAGTAATTCTTCATCGGTTGCATCTCTTTTTGTGGTGAATGCACATCTTAAGTCTAAGTCAACGGTTCCATCGTTGATTTGTTTGTATGCTCCATCGAGGAATGCTTTTAATGTGTAACTGGTAATGCTGTCTGCTCCAGCATATACTTCGATGGTTGCATCTAATTTGCTTTTAGCAAGGTCTAATGCATTTATCCATGATTGTTTTGTTTTTCCGTCCCCTACATCGATGACGTAAATGTATGGTACACCTACATCACTGTTGACTTGTAATTTGGCTTCTTCGTAGAAGTCTTTTAATACTTGTAGGAGGTAGTTGTTGGTTTCTCCTTCTGTTGGATATACTCCGATACCAGGGTCTGATGCTGTGGTTGTAGTGTTGACTTCTTCCCAACTTGTGTATTTTCTGATTTGGGTTCCGTCAACTTTGTAGGTGCTTCCTTCAGCTTGGGTGTTGTTGGTTACACCTATGAATACTGGTATTTTGCTTCCTTCTCCAGTTAGTTCGTAGGTTACGTTTTCGTCGTAGTATACTCCAGGTAACTGTGTAATTGGCATTTTAAGTTAGTCTCCTATAATTTTTTTAAATTCTGCTTCGGTTAAACTTGGAATTATTGGTATTCCTTGTTTTTTCAAGTTGGTTTCTTCATAATATTGGTCGAGTAAACCAGCCATGGATAAATCCATGATTATGCTTATTTCACTAATATCTGAAGCTTCAACTAAATCAACCAAAGTTTTTTTATCTTTGCTTTCTTTTTTTGCAGATTTTTCATCAGTTTTTGATGATTTATCTACAGTTTCGTCTTTTTTACCTGCCATAATTTTGAATGCTCCAAAAAAAACTCAATTTAAAAAAAAATAATAAAAAAAATGATAATAAAAAAAATAATAAATAAAAAAAAAAGGATGAAAAAAAAATAAAATATATAAAAAAGTTGTGGATTGTGAAAAAATTTTTTTTATGAGATTATATGCGTACTGTTGTCCAATCCTTGGCTGACAATACCGCCAATCACATGATTAATATAATAACCTGAAGTGACCTTAAAAACACTATGCAATACAGGTTCGGTTTTACTTAAATCATCTACACTAAACGGTTGATCAACTGTAAAACTATCTCTTATCAGATTATAAGTTGTGAAAACATTACGGTAATGATACAATTCAGGATTCGGACATTGCCCTTTAACGCCCCGAATATCTGGTGATGACATATCTACAATACAAGGACCACCACAACCTGCACATTCTCCATCACGATAATTATCGCAGAATTTGTAATAATCTGATTGTGCCTGATGGAATAATCGCTCTACCTGTGTGATTAAATCTTCACGCATAAACTCATCATCACACCAAACATGAACATTAACATTACCCTGATGAACTTCCTGCAATACTTGCTGAGGAAACCTTTGAAAAGGATTCTCCGCATCAAACTGTGGGTGATTATTCGGTAATGGATACTCTTCATTGACAATATGTTTTTGCATACAGGCAGAACCCCCGCTGTCATCTATTGTAATGCAGGGTGTTTTATCATAAGGATATGTTCTTTTAATAACTGGAACAATTTCTCCTTTATAAGTCACATTATCAAATAAAATTCTTCTACATGCTTTAACGATTGGAATCATTGTACCTCAATTCCATTTTCTTTTAATTTAGTTTTTAAAACATCTCCGATTACATTCTGACTTATAATTGTATTCCATGCTCTTTGAGGGTAATTGTTGGCTGCCATTCTACTTGTACCGTAAACAACATATACCCAATAATATGCACTGTTGTGAATAGATGCTTCCATATCATCACTTTCAACACTATGACTGTCTCTTAGATTTCCTGTACGGACAGGACATTCACTCTTACATTCAGTCATTGTCTTTTCAGACACTTCGCTGATAGTGGCTTTCATTGCTTCTATGTATGCTGAAGCATTAGTTTTCTTTTTGAAACTATCATTGATTGTGAATTCAACAGGCATGACAATTATTATTCTCCTAATGTAATTGGTTTGCGTTGTTTTTGAACAACGATTTTTTTATGTTTTAATATATGGTTGTTATTCAATGGGGTTCCCACTATCTTGTAAGTTTCAGCTTGACCCGCAATCCTTAAAATCATTGTATCGGTGATATTAACGGTGTTGTTGAGATAAATCTTGTATGTGTCTTCTAGTATTTTACCAAATTCCGTTAGATTGTCCTTTGGACTCATTGGTTGAAAATCACAGTCAACAGTATCTATCAAAACATATTCGAATTCTGATTCACCGAGGAATCGGTCACGTGATTCTTTTTCAGTGTATTGCCATAATTCCAGTTTTTCGTTTGGGAAAAATAATACCATAGAAAAAATCACCTTGTTTTTTTTATATCCATTTGACTCTTGCGGTGCAGTATCTTTTTTTAATATCTTCGATACGGTTCATGATCATATTGCCTTTGCTGTTACTGGTGTCATAGTTGACACTAACATCACCTTCTTTTATACTGGAAACGGGACCGCCCATTCCCCATTGGTTATAGGTGAATGCATAGGCAACCATTTCTTTTATTAATGGGTTGATGAGGTTGGTTATTGTTTCATCAGATAGGCCTGAAATGTATTTGACTTCTACAAATCCATGCATCTGTTTGGTGAAGTAAATTAAACCTAATCTGTCATTGAAGGTGTAAATTTTTGGTGACACACATTCACCATCTATCTTGATTGAGTGTAAATCATACACTGGATAGAATGGTAGTTCAAGTACATCTCCTTGGAATTCTTTTTGAATGTGTTTGCGGTGTACTGGATTAACATCTAATCCAATTAAACCTTCCAATTCAGAGATTTTACTGTCAACAATGACTTTTAATTCATCATCTGTGTAATCTGATAAATCAATCCCTTCAAATTTAAGTAATGTTTTAAGTTTAGCAATATCAACCATAATAAAAAAACCTTAAAAAAAAAAATTTATTTTTATATTTTTTTCCACAAAAAAAAGAATATTCTTTTTATCTTATTTTTTTTCTTTAATCTTTATCTGAACCTAATTTTTCATCAATATAATTCATAATAAAGTTAAATCTTTCTTTTTTACTCCAAGCTTCATTTAAGCCCAGTTCACTCCAATAATCTTTATCATTCATGTTAAAAATCCTTTCATAATAATTAAAATTTATTTAAAAAAAAAGTTGATATACAAAAAAAAATATTTTTTTTTATATATCAATTAAAATAATAAAACATTCATTTTTACAAACAAACACTTCTTCTCACAAAAAAAAGGTTCTATTCATGTATTAAAACTAATTTCCTAGACATTTCACTTGCATCAACAGTGATTGATTCAACAGTGAATTCAAAACCCTCCGCCACTGCTTCAATAGTGTATGTTCCATATGGTACATTGCGTATGGTGCAACCACCTGCACTACCAGTGGTTCCATCATAAGGATCACCTTTATCATATACACTAACATCTGCATTAGCAACAGGATTATCTTCCTCATCAACAACACTTACACTAATATCGCAGGTTTCTTCATATGAAAGAGTAATCTCCACATTATTAACACCAGCAACTAATGTAAGGTCATCTTCATCATCAATATACTCGTCTTTGGAAGTGACAATATCATAATGGCCTAAAGGCACATCATCAATTATACATTTACCATCAGTTCCAGTGGTTCCAGTGTAAACATCACCATCTTTAGATAATTTTACACTTGCACCTTTGATGGCTTTGTTCCTACTATCAGTTACACTAACATGAACAGATGCATTATTTACTTCTACATCACCACCATCCTCACCATTAGTATTTCCGGATGGTGCATTATTGTTTGAAGAAGCTAATTCATCAACATAATTCATAATATAGTTGAATCTTTCTTTTTTACTCCAAGCTTCATTTAAGCCCAGTTTGCTCCAATAATCAACCATAAATAATCAACTATATTTCCCTTTTAATTTAAAAAATAAAATTTTAAAAGAATAGAAAAATCTATTCTTATTTATTGTTACGTGTGAACGGAACAGCTAAAGTGTCTTGATCCCATAAGACTTTTACGTCACCTTTACATAAGAGGGCGACTTTGTAACCAAGAACATCAATGTCCCATTGGTTTTTAATGTCAAACTCACGCATCATACCGAATACGATGTTTGCAGGTTGACCGATAAAACCATAAGTCATTTTGTCAACAGCAGTACCTTGAGCATCATAGACACCATCAGTAAAGTTCATACTGTCATAACCGTTTCTGGTTTGTCTTAAAATTGGGTCAGCAGTAATTTCAATACCTAATAATTTAGTAATGTTACCATCTTGGAATACTGCATCTCCTAAAGGAGTGTCTTTGTTTTTAGCAATTTCTAACATAAATTTACTGTGAACAGCTGGAGGTAAGACACATCTTGCATTGTCAATGTTACCGTTTTGTTCAACATAAGTTTGAACTGCTTCAAGGATACCGTCACCAACATTGTTATTGTAAACTAAACCAGCAATACCTTTAGCTTCACTGGTAGCATCAGTTGCAATACCTTCTAATTGTGCAATGATACCATTAGTCATTTTGAAACCAGATTTTGCAGTTGCATTACTGGTGGTGTTTGAATATAATCCCCATCTTTCAAATGCAGGACCCATTTTTTCAGCTAAGAAATTCATATAATGGGTTAAGAAATCTTCAGACTCAATGTTTTCTTCAAGGAAGTTGTCTGAAACAACAGTTTTTGCTTGCAAAGGTTGTGCAATTAACTGTTTTCTGGTTAATTCAGGGTCGGTTTCAACACTGGTTAATGGTTGTGATAAACCGTTGTTGTCCCTTTGACTTTCAAAGTCTAAGTCACCATCTAACATGTCTAAATCATGTTGTAATGCACTCATTGGAAGAACGGTTGATTGTTCTAATAAAACTGGTTTTTCAGCCATTCTTTCGAAAAATTCTTCGTAGGTTGGTTCTTTCCAACCCGCATTTAATACACCAGGATTACTGAATGGTGCGTCTGCAAATTTTAAAGAGAAATCGTCTCTTTCTTCGATTTTGGTTTTCAAATTCATAATTATCAACTTCTTTGGGAAAATTAAAAATTCAATTAAAAAATTCTAAAAAAAAATTTTAAAAAAAAGATTTTAGTTATTTATAAGTATTTCTTATTACGACCGTATCTGTCTCTTTTAGGACTGTCTAAGAATTTATGTGATTTTTCATTTTTCTTCTTAGTATTGACAGTTTTTTTATACTGGTCTAATTTACTACCTGATTTTTTAGTGGTAGTTTTCTTTCTTTTAGCATCGAGGTTTTTGTAAATATTAGCTTCAACTTCTTTTACAATGCTTGCAGTTAACTCTTTAGTATTCAAGCTTGCTTTTAAATCTTTTAAAATAGCTTGTGAAATTGATTTAACATCAACGATAACTTTTGGAGCTTCAGCATTGCTGGAAGTTTCAACATAGTCCACGCCTTCTTCTTCAACACCGTCAATTGGTTCTTTGTCGGTTACTTCTTTTTCTTCTTCGACAACATCTTCTTCCGCAGGGGCTGCTTCCTCTTCTTCCGCAGGAACTTCAGCTTCCTCTTCTTCTTCAGCTTCCTCTGCTTTAGTAGATTCAACATAGCCAGTGTCATCTTCTTGTTCAACACCATCGACTGGATCGTCAGTTACTTCTTTTTCTTCTTCGATAGTATCTTCAGCATCACATTCCATGATGTCATCTTCACTTTCTTCGAGGACTTCATCTTCTTCTTCAACATCTTTTTGTAATGTTGGTAATAAATCAGTTAATGTTTGAGATACAACATCTTGTACAATAACACCAACTTCGCCTCTTATGTCATCAAGAATTTGTGGTTTAATATTGTAGATAGCTTCATTAACAATATCAGTTAATTCTTGTTTAACTTCATCAGTAACCTCTAATTGGTTCGCACTTTTACTTTTCATATTCTCACTTGATTTATTTTTTTTAAGGATGTAATGACAAGCTCCTGTAATGCATTTGCTTTCCACTATCCCTTTGGTTTCCACTGTACCGAATGTATCCCAATTCGCAGGCAGTAAAGTTAAACTAACTTCCAGTAATAGGAATTCATTAATTATTCTTGAACTTCCGCCTTTGATAACAGGGATTCCACCTATACTGAAACCAAATTTCATTCCAAGATCTAGCCTCTGCTTAATACCCACCGCATACTCTGGTAACACCTTAGCTGTAATCCTAAGGAAATCATCACCAAGTTCAGCATCAGTGATTACACCAATTCCACCATCATATTTGTGATTGTGGTCCATGTGTAAATTCAAACCGACAACTTGACTTGCTAATGATTGTAAACCATCAGCGGTGACTATTTCACCATCTAAATCTTCATTCGTAGTACTTGCAATACCAGTAATGGTAAGAGTACCATCATCATTCAATTCATGTGATTTACATTCAGGAGGTGCATAAATTTTGAATTTAATCTGATTTTTCAAATCCATTTTTCTAAAAACAACTCCGAAATTTTAAAATTTAAAATAAAAAAATAGGCGTTCTTCATTTGATTTAAACAAATATTCAAATTATTTTTTACATAATTAAAAGAACAAAAATATAACAAAAATAATCAATTACAACTTTTTTAGGAGGATAAGATTAAAAGGATACTCTCAAAAAAAAAATGATTCAGTATCCGAATAATACCCAATCACTCCCAAAAAAAGTTTTTTTTTAATTTTTTTTAGCTGAGGTTAAAAAAAATCTTTTTTTTCCTAAAAAAAAATTGGAGGTTATTTTCTTCTTAAAAAAAAAATTCCAAATATTTCTAAAAAAAGCCGAAAAAAGAACATCGAACATATATTTTTTAATATCTGAAAAAAAAACAGGATTATTTTTTTTTAATTGAGAAATAGTTTAATGACATAATTCTCAGGGTTTTAAAAAAAATTCCTCTAAAAAAAAATGTGTGTCCTTGGTCAAAAGTTTAATAATTCTTTTTTAGGAGAAAAGATTATTTTTTTTCTCTTAAAGTAACGAAATGCCTATGATAAGATAAATAGTTTTAGCATTCTTTCATACTACACTCTTACCAAACAAAAAATGTAGTATGTTTAGTTTAATGTAAACTCAAAGCCGAAATCACCACTCGGACTATTAGTATCATTAATATTATAATCATTATCAGTCATATCAACCACAAAACCCCTAGTCAAATCAGGGTCAACACGACCCGAATTACTTGCATTAACAGAACATCTGCAATTACTGTGGACTGGAAGCAATCCCATTGCTTCTTCTATTGTATATGGATTTCTGCGTTCTATTTCCAAACAATCATCACATACTCTGTCGTCTCCTGCTGTGACAATGTCTACTTTGTATACTCCATTGTTTACATAGGATTGCAGTAATCCTGTGTTTACTGTACGGCCGTATTCTGTGGTGGTTATCATTGTGCATCTTGCATCAACTGTTGCGCCACTGCGGGGAGTTATTTTGTATGGTGAAGATAATATCTCTTTTGCTAAAACTGAAATAGCTAATCCTGCTAAAGCACCATTCAATAGTATGTCCCTTGCATTTAAACAGGAATCCACATTAACATTGTAAATGGTGTCACCGACATATTGGTTTAATATGCTCAATGCTTCATTATCTTGTTGTGTTAATCGAGGTGGTTTTCTTAATTGAGTGTGACCTATACGTGAACCGATATTATAGAATTTTGCTAATGGTCTTATGCCGTTTAATGTGTTTTTTTGTATTCTTTTATTTAGTTCGGCATGTAATGTGGTTAACATGAATGCTTCATCGAAGTCATCTTCATCTGTAATGTCTAATAGGTTTGTTGCTTCGTGTGTTTTAAGCCAGCTAATTATATATAATAAGTTTTCATCTATTCCATTGGATAAGGTATTGTAGAAGTTGCGTTCGTCACGGGAGAAACTTTTTTGTATGAATGTATTGTATGCTTTACCAATCATTACGTGGTGCCTCCCAGTTACTTAACCATTTGGCTTTGTTTAAGTTGTTTTCATATCTTTTAATAGTTGACATGTCAACATTATCAATTGCACCTGAATCCATTGGATTATTATTCATCATAGTATTAGGTGTTTCCCCCCATGGTACAGATTCAAGGCCATATCCTTGTCTTACTTCATTTACGGTTAGTACTCCGGCATTTATTTGGTTAGTTTCGATTTGTGACCTTTTGAGTTTGTCTTCAATATCCATTTCATTGAACTGGAATACTTCTTCAAAACCGTTGCGTCCTAATGCTTTGTTGAATGCTCCTTCGATGATTGTTGCTTTTGCTTTCATCATGTCTTTGAAGTCTTTGTCTTGTGACTCACCAGACCCACTTCCGAGGTTGGCGGTTTCACGTATACCCGCTTTTCCCGGTTGCACACCATATGCTGTGAGTATCATGTCACGGCATAATTTCATTAACTCTAAAAAATCCATGTCTTGATTAGTGATTGTTGAAGATTGGAATGAAGCTCCTTTAACTGCTAATGTTCCTCCTTTTTTACGAGCTTGTGACATTTCACTTAATCTTGCCAATTCATTTTCAAAGGATTCATCAGTGACTTCTTTATCGAAACTTAATATTGCTCTTGGGTCTATTCCGTCATTGTCTAGGAGTTCTTGGTTGTGTGTTAAACCATTGAACATCATAAGTATGGGTAATCTGATTTTTTGAAGTTTACTTACACCGTATTTTAGTTTTTGTAGTTTGATTTCAGGTTCGTAGATGTGTATGATTTCATCGTTTTCGTATCTTATTGATGGTTGGTTACGAAAACCCCATTGGTCTGTGTCATCGTAATATTTTAATAGTTCAGGGGGTATGAATCTGAAACCGTTTATTACTTTGTAGTAATCATCATTGTCCCAGTTGAAGTTTTCATAGTCTACTTCAAGGAATGCATCACCGGTTAATTCGTAGCAGTTGACATATTGTTTGTGGAACATTGCATATGTTAAATCAGCATTGTATCCTTCAGGATTGTTAAATAAATTGGTTAGGTATTGTGTTCTTTCGAAGTTTACTTCTTGATCTTCCGGATTGTTTATGGTGAATCCGTTGATGAGTAAGGTGTCGCTGATTACTTGTATTGCACGGTAAACATAGACATTGTTTTCTGCTTGTTCATAGAGACTGTAATCTCCTAATGTTTTGTTCCCGTTTGCAAATATCCAACCGTAGTGTGATAAGAATTTTGAATAATTACTATTGTATTGTGGTCGCCTTACTGCGGGCAGGTAACTTCTTAACTTGTCTGTCCAACTCATTTTATCTTAAATTCTCCTAAAAATTTTCTTATTTTTTTTTATAGGTAAACTACACCGAATTTCGCTGTAACCGGTTTGTCTGATTCGTTCATAAAGAGATAATTATATACGTGACTGCATGCATCTGTGATATCGTCGTGTTCGCCGGCAGGAAATCCGTTCAATTCATCAAAGAATGCTTGTCTTGTGGGACCATCTTCAATGGCCACATAGACTTTTCCATCTTCAATTGCATTTTGGAATGGTGTTGCACGGTCGACTTTGCTTTTTCCTCCAGAGACTTTTGCTCTTTCAACCATGAATCCTTGCAGTTGTTTGCTCCATTCTTGGTAGAGTAATTCTCCTGCACCTGCAACACCTGTTTCTATTACTACATGACATTGCGGTGAATCCATAAATGCAGTATTCTGTATCATTGCTTTAGTGTTACTTCCGAATCTTCCATGAACAAGGTCTAATATTACTGCATAATCTCCGAACCTTGCCATTTTAACTCCTGCTGTGAAGTCATTACTGGATAATTGGTCTCCTGAAGCTATATCCCATGCTCTTGCAATGGATTCTTGAACGTAATCTTCTGGAAATCCGAATTTTAATTTTTTCATATTGAAGAAATCAGAAGTGGCGTCGATTGGTTTTTGCTGATATACTGATTGAAACACTCTTTCACCAACATTCTTTTTAAGGTCTAATAAAAAATCAGTGTCAAATCGTTCTTCCCATAAAGGATTATCGTTTTCATCTAAAGCTGGAAACTCTACAAAATCATAATTATCAGGGTCAGTTTCACGAACATGCCCGATTAGATCATTTGAATGCCAGCGGGTATGAAGTATAATAAGCTTGCTGGATGGCTCGAGACGTTGTAATATGATTGTTTGGAACCATTCTATTTTCTTATTTAATTGTGACGGCGTGATATCGTCGAAACCGAAATAGGGGTCGTCGATGACGAGCCAGTCAGCATCCTGACCTGTGATTGAACCGGAAGCACCAACTAATCTTATGCTGCCATCGTAAAGGTTTCCCTTTGTATCTGTGAACATAATGTGTGTGCTTGATCTTTTAACATCGGATAAAAACACACCAAAATAAGGACCAATATTTTTAATGTATTCTCTTATTTGAATACCGAACTTTTCAGATAGAGAAGCACTATTGTTAACAATTAAAATGTTAAGACTTGGGTCTTTGAATATTAACCATAACGGGAATGCTAAAGTTACCATTGATGATTTGCTGTTATGTGTAGGAGTATTGTTTTTTCCTACAAGATACATCCCATCATTGCTATCTACTGATATACAATTCCCTGATGATGGTGGGACTTTGTATTTATCAATTAAACTTATCAGTTTATTGTTGTTTGCAGGTATTTTGAAATTAGCCAGATATGATTTATTTACGAATGTTTCACGATTCATGATTTCTTGTGTTGTAAATAATCTGGTAGTGTTATTATTGTAATCATGAAATTTCCATAAATGTTCATTGCCACTTATGATTTTATCCCCATTGCTGAAAACAAAACAGTTATCTACTTTTGTTTTTGGCATTACATCAATGACTTTGACTTTTTGATGTTGTGTGTTATAGACATAATCTCCTACTTTTAGTTCACCATGAGTTTTCCATCCTTTGCTTGTTTTAACAGGAGTGTTATCTTCGATTGGATGTCTTGGCGGCATTGATACGGCTAGTCTGCTTTTTCCTTCACCTAAGTATAGGGATAATAGTCTTCGTGATAATTCTTCTATGTGTGGTGCTGGTACACTGTTGGCGTAATTTGAGGCTATGAAGTAACGGTAAAATAAGTATAAATCATTGAGGAAATCATCCTTTGTGAAATTGTCTGATGTGGCTATCATTCATCCACATCCTTTTCTTTTTCTTGTTGTTTTTTCTGTTTTCTTCGTTTGTTTTCCTCTTCTTCTAATAGTATTTTTCGCATTTTTTCTTCGTCGAATAAGGATTCTGCTTCGATATTGTAGTTTACGTTATCGTTTTTGGTTACTTCTGTTGGTGCGTTTTGCAGTAGTAATGCTAATTTGATGATTTTGTCCAGGTCATTGACGGATTCTATTCTTGCTGGGAAGTCGTCTTTTAGCAGGTAGTCGAGTTCTTTGTGTACTATGTTTAGGTATGTTGCTCTGTTTTCGGCCAGTGTTTTGATTTCTTTTTTTTCCATTTCTTTTATGATTTTGGCTCTTTTTTTATCTGCTTTTTCTTCCCAGTGGAATTCTTTGTACCATTTCCATAGTGTTCTGATGGTTACGTTGCAGTGGTCTGCTGTTGTTTTTACACTATCGGTTATGCTGTATCCTTTTTCTGTTAGTGCAAAGAAGTAGGTGAATGCATCGATATGTTTTGGTTGTTCTTTCATTTTTGTTTAAACCCCAGTTAAAAAATTAGTTAATGTAAATAAAAATTAAAAAAAGTAGTTTTTTTTTAAAAAAGTGGTGTTTAATGGTGTCTTTTTTTCAGTATACACTCTTACCAAACAAAGAGGGGTTTAAATTATAGAAATTCTATAATAGTATTTAAAGTTAATGGTTGTGATGGTATAAAAAAAAGAGAAGAAAAAAAAATAATCACCAGAAAAAAAACATATGGCTTTTCATTTTTCTTTTATGTGGAAAATACTTCTTTTATTTTTATCTGTGACTGTGCTAACGCAAACAAAATAAAAGAACACAATTAAAATTCGAATAGAGTGAGTAATAAATTAAAAAACCAGACTATTTTTCCCCATTTTAATGATTATACTTCTTTTTTTTTCCTCTCTAATTTTTTTTTTACTTGAAGTTTTCCAAAAAATAATATTTGATTAAAAAAGATTTTTTTTCATCAATCAAATAAAAATATGTTAAAATATTCAAAAAGCAATATAATCCACATTTCAAGCAGATAAATAAAAGAAGAAAAAAGTTTATTCTTCCTCTTCTTTTTATCAGCTTAAAACTTTTCTACATAAATGTTAGTAAATTATATTACCATTTATTATATATGATTATACATAGTATATAAATAATCTTATATACTATGTGTTGATGAATACTGTGTAGCTGTAGTATGATCCTCCGTCGTCGTCGACATTTGGGTAACTGTCGATTTTGCAGGTTGCTCCAGGGAATTTTTTTATTGTTTGTTTTATTGTTTCGATTGCTTCGTCTTCATCTTCACCTGTTTGGGTGCTGAGTTCTAATGTGCATTCTGCTTCGGTTGCGGTATCGTTGATGTCTTGTATGTCAAGGCATACTCCACCGAATGCTGCTTTGTGGAAGCAGTCATCGAGGTTGTTGTTGATTTCTTCTATTATGTTTACTATTTCTTGTTCGTGTTCATATACGTATACGCCGTATTGGTATTGGGTTTTTAATTCTTTCATTTAAATCATCTCTCTTCTTTGGGTTTATTTTCTAGTAGTTTTCTACTCACTAATACTATGTATTGTTAGTACAAGTATATAAAGTTTACGGTTTTAATTTTAAAAAAAAATATAAAAAAAGAAAAAAAAGAGAAGTTACATAAAATGCAGAATAATACCCACAATAATACTAACAATCGGCACCAAAGCAATCACAGTATTACGGAAACTATTCAAACTACTAGTCAACTCAATAACATCCTCCTTATTATTAGTCAACTCATCCTGCAACTTATCAATCTTACTCTCCAACTCACCCAACTTAGTATTATTAGCAGCCCTCTGCTTCTGAGACTCCTTCAAAAGCACAGTAACAGTCGTAACTTTCTCAATCAACTCAGACTGCAACTGACGATCACGAACCAACTCATCATTAATTGAATGAATATCCTCTCTCTTACTATCCAACCGAGCACTCAACTCAGCAACATCACTTTCCAACTTCGCAAAACGTTCTTCATGCAAACAAACATGTGTTTCAGTCATCTTCTAAGCTCCACCATCATCAAAAACATCTTCGGCAGGAACATCATCTTCTCCTCCATCATTAATGATATCCTCACCATCAAGAGTTAGATTAACAACAACATTCTCAGGTTCATCTTTTTGAGCATATTCCTCATGAACCATCTGTTCAGCTGTCTCCACACGAGTATTTTCAGTTTTTTGTGTAGCTACATATCCCGCAGCAAATACAATTATCGGAATTAAATAAGCATATTCCGGAGGCATTACTTGAGCCAAACCATCTTTTCCAAGATACACTACTAATGCTGCTAAAAAAGATATTGCAGTTGCAAATTTACTTTTATATTTATATGATTCCACCATTTTGAGTTTCACCCTTTAAAAAAATAATTTATAAAAAAAAATCATATGTTCAAAAAAAAAAGTTTTTTCCCAGCAAAAAAAAATATTTGGAGTCTTTTTTCACTATACACTCTTACCACTCAAAACAAAAAAAGGAGAAACCACCATATATGAACCATTACATATAGATGAAGCAGTACAAAAAAAAGGAAAATAAAAAAAAAGAAAATATTTTAATTCAATCTGAATCCCAAAAGAATTCACCATCAACACAACGAACATACTTTAACTCATCAGCACCATTCAAAACACAATACCTATTACGTGCCTTAATAGATGCATTAATAGCTTCCAATATGAACTCATCATCAAACTTATCAGATGAAAACATAATCTCACTCATGCCCAACAAACCATTCAATACCCTGTTTGCATCTAATAGTCCATCACAACCACATGAATTAATCATTTCATCATCCAATAATTTAAATACAATATCCTGCCAATCCAAAATATACCCCCACCTACTTTTTATAATGTATCATTATGTTTAATCTTAAAATCAGACAATTCATGATATACTCTTGTTTCATCAAATACATCACGACCAACAAAACCCACAACCTGTGATTCGCCACTGTAATAATCACAAGTAATATTTAATTCCGGATGCATCATAATTAATTTTTTAAATACATGTAATGGTGGATTCCAAGCTGTGCGAAAAACAATACTAATTTCACCACTAACACCAGTTTGGCCGTTTAATATTTTATCATAGTCAAAATATTGGTTTCCATCAGAATTCCATTTGCAACCCCAATGTTCTCGTCTCCATTTAATATCAGGTTGACGGCCACCACCTAATCGTTCTTTTAAAGGAGCATATTCTAACTCTTTATCAGGTGCAGGTATCACAGTATTGAAATCAAATATCATTTGAACTTCAGGTGCATCATAATCTCTTACATGCAAGTGCTGTTTTAAAAAAGCAACCACATCTTCACGAGAAGTTTCACTATTCTCCCCATATATGTTTAATACATTAACAATCCAGTTAGGCATGAAAAAAATCACCACCACATTTTTTTTAATCTGTGAGTAATTCCCTTGAATGATCTTGATACCATTTTAATGCTTCATTGATGAATTCTTTAACTTCATCGTCATATTCTTTATTTTGAATTTTCTTTAAAATCCGATTATCCGCACTATAGCTTCCAACATTACGATTATTTAAATCATCAACTAATTCACCTACAGTCATATTATTATAATCCATTAAGCTTCACCTCTTCATTTTTTTAAAGCTTCTCATAGTAATAGTGTCTTCCTGAAAATCATACTTATCATCTTCAGCAGTAACAGCTTCATCAAGAAACAGTGATTCATTATCATTATTATTTTTGAAAAATGAATTGTTATAACCATGAATGTCTCTGAATGTGTCTGCGTTAACATAGTCTCCGCCGATACTGTAATACATATCTATGGTGTATTGTGTCATTGACAGTTCGATGAAGTTTATTATTCCCATTTGGTCGATTAATTTAGGATATGTTTCCACATCTACATCTAAATATATTGCATTTCCTTTTGTTTTAGTTAACTCTTCATTAATAGTAACACCATTGGGCAAATTTGCCTTATACCAATCCAGTGAATATTTCCTAGTCCTCATATTTATTCACACCCCCCATCATTTACATGTTGTTCCAGTTGTCTTAATTGTTTTAAGTAACCCATTATCTGGTTCATTTTTGCAATAGCATTCAAATCCACTTTCTCATCACTACGATATTTTAATGGTTGATATTCATCGCTTTGACCAAGCAGGTATTCTGGTGTGACATTATACAATAAACATAGTTTATCAAATAATGTCATGTTGATTTGTCTTTGTCCTTGTTCAATTTTTGAAACGAGACTTTGGTCAACACCTAAATATTCAGCTACCTGCTGTTGTGTGAAACCATTACATCTGCGAACCTTTTTCAATCTCTCATAATACATAGTTTTTTTATCTGAATAAATCTTTATAATCCCAGTCTTTGTGAACTGGATCCATTTTCCTAACACCGAATTCACCATAAATGCCTTTAATGAAAAAATCTGTTAACCTGTAATCCCAACCTGTATTAATGTCATGTACTGTTAATGGTAATTCATTTGGCAAAGGCATTATCTTCTGTTTTAATTCACCAGCAGTCATTGTCATGAATTCTTTCTGATTAATATCTTTTTTATAATTCATAATTGTTAATACTAATGTTTTCACGAATTCTGCTCTTGTTAAACCTACTGATTTTGCTTCCATATCCAAGAAATCAATGAACTCCTGGTCTGCATGAAATGTAATTGTAGGTCTTTTTTTGTTTGATTTAACCATAAAAAATCTTACTCCTTTTTTTTATAATTCGTATCTCAATACTAAAGGATACACATAGTCTCCATAACAGTATTTTTTACCTTCAATGTCTAGTTTGCCTTTAACACCAATTACCTTATTTAACTGTGTGAACAAATCAGTGTTTAACGGATATAATATACCATAATCGTTTTTGATTCTTGCATGATATCTTATTTCTATCCCTGTTTTTGTTAATTCAATTTTAGTTCCTACCTCATCACAATCCAATGCAAGGAACACTGTTTCGATGTCTGTTTTAATATTGTCATATAATTCTTTTTGTGCTTTTTCTAATTTATCTTTTTTACTATTTATCATATTGATTTCTTTTTGATAGTCAAAGTATTGTTTTATGCTGCTAATGTTATCCACTTCCTTTTTCAATGTTTGTGTTTCGTTTACTGCTTCATCTTCACTATCACATAATCTGGTAGTGTATAGTTTACCGTTGCGCTTGATTTTACCTTGATATTTCGGT